CGGAATTCATAGACATCGCTAAGGGTCGTAATGAAATACCAACTACAATAAAGGCAGCATACAAACAAGGCAAACGCAAGTTAAAAGAAAAAGACTATAAGTAATGGCTGAAAAGAAAGTAATAGAACTCGAAATAAAAACGGAATCTGTAGGTTCATTAAAATCTCAGCTTCGTCAAGCTCAAGCAGAGGTAGCTGCTTTATCTGAAAAGTTTGGAGCAACATCTCAGGAAGCTATTAATGCGGCAAAGAAAGCAGCAGAGTTAAAAGATGCTATTGCAGATGCTAAAGCCTTGACTGATGCGTATAATCCTGATGCTAAATTTAATGCGTTAGCTACTTCTATTGGAGGTGTTTTAAATGGATTCCAAGCCTTTGAGGGCGCATTAGGTTTAGTTGGCGTTGAAAGCGAAGCTGTACAGGAACAGTTATTGAAAGTACAGTCTGCCATGGCACTTGCTGAAGGTGTCAATGGAGTTATGGAATCTGTTGAAGCGTTTAAGAATTTAGGCGCGCAGATTAAGAGTGTAACTATTGTTCAAAAGCTACTGAATTTAGCCATGAAGGCGAATCCAATAGCATTACTTATTGCAGGTATTACAGCTTTAATAGCAGTAGGATATAAATTGGTTTCATGGTGGTATGAATCAGCAGCAGCAACCGAAAAGGCGAATGCAAGTTTAGACAGACATACCAAGGCTTTAGAACGTCAAGAGAAACAGCTTGAACGATCATCTAAAAGACTTAAAGATGCTAATCAATACCAATATGATTATGCTGCTGCAGCAGGTGCTTCATCTGAGCAATTAAGAAAATTAGCTCTTAAACATCAAGAAGAAGAGTTAGCACTTGCCAAAAAGAATCTTGAATTAGCTAAGTCTACATATTTACGTGAACAGGATATCCTAGCTTCTTACAGAGCAAATGATGCAAGTGAGGAATTACTTGAAAGACAAACAGAAATAGTTAAAAAAGCACGGGAAGCCACAACTAATGCCCGTGAATCATTAACTCAAGAATATGATGCTTTAAAAGCATTACGAAGACAGCAAAAAGTAGAGATACGTCAAGAAGAAACAGATGCTAATAAAGAAGCGCAGGATAGAGCGAAAGAGGCTAATGGAAAAAGAAAAGAAATAGTTAAAGAAACTACTAAAATCATAGTAGAAGAAACACGAAAGCAAGGTGAAGTAACTCAAGAGCAAGAAGATTTCTTTACTCAAATGCTTGTTGATGCAGATTCTGAGAGAGAATCTATAAGACAAGAATCAATATCTAAACAAGAGGAAGACGAATTAATGTTAATGCAGTTTAAAGGAGATCTGTATAAACAAGATGTGGATAATTTTGATCAGGCTGAAATTGAAAAACAACAAAAACGAAAAGCTAATATTGATTTAGCTTTGAAATATGCGCAAGAATTTGCAAATACAATGAGTGCGTTAAATAATCTTTTAAATACAGGAGATGAAGAAAGATTAAAGAAAGTTAAAAAAGGAAGCGCAGAAGAACAAGCCATCAGAAAGAAAATGTTTGATCGTGAAAAGAAAATGCGCATAGCTCAAACAATTATAGATACTGCTTCGAATATTATTCAGTCTGTAAGAAATGGTGGTGGTATTCCTTCTGGTATTCCTTTTGGTGTTATCGCTGCGGCACAAGGAGCTATTCAAATAGCAGCAATTAAAAAAGCTACATTCGGTGGAGGTGATGAATCAGGAGGTGGTGCTGGTTTAGAATCACCAAATTCGCCAAGTGGTAATTCTGCAATAACACCTAATTTTAATATAGTAGGCAATGCTCAAGCTACTAATCCACTTGCAGGTTTAGGAGGTCAGCCTTTACAAGCCTATGTCGTGAGTGGTGAAGTCACAACAGCTCAGAGTTTAGATAGGAATAGAGTTAATTACGCAACGTTTGGTTAAAATAAAAGTTAATAGGTCATGAGAATTATAGAATTAATAATAGACGAGAAAGACGAAATGAGCGGTATCGAAGCCGTTAGTGTAGTTTCATCTCCAGCAATAGAAGAAAATTTTATTGCCCTAAACAAACAAGAAATACAACTAAAAAAGATAGACGAAGAGAAACGTATCTTAATGGGTGCTGCTTTGATTCCCAATAAACAGATTTACAGAGTTAACGAAAAGAAAGAAGAATACTATATCTTTTTCAGTGAGCAAACTGTACGCAAAGCCTCTGAATTATTTTTGATGAGATCAAATCAGAATAACGCTACCTACGAACATAAAGACAAATTAGAAGGTTTAAGCGTTGTTGAGAGTTGGATAATTGAAGACGAGAAATCGGATAAAAGCCGTTTATATGGCTTTGATTTACCAGTAGGTACTTGGATGATTTCCATGAAGGTAAATAACGATGAGGTTTGGGGAGATGTTAAAGAGGGCAGGGTTAAAGGATTTTCTATTGAGGGATACTTTGCAGATAAATACGAAATGAGCCTTATTGATGAAAAGACGGAAGACGAAATTCTACTTGAAGCAATTAAAAAGATTATTGTAGATGCTGAAAGAATGGAGTTACGTTCATATACTGACTATCCAAAAGCAGCTGTAGAAAATGCAAAGATAGCTGTTAGATACGCTGAAGAGAATGGATGGGGTTCTTGTGGCACTGCCGTTGGAAAAATTCGTGCCAGTCAGTTGTCTAATAACGAACCCATTTCAGAAGAAACAATCTCACGCATGGCAGCATTTGAAAGACACAGACAGAACTCACAAAAAGAGTTAGGTGATGGATGCGGTAGATTAATGTGGTTAGCATGGGGTGGAGATGAAGGAGTAGAATGGGCGCAACGTAAACTTCAACAGATAAGAAATGGCGAAGCAAACTAACATTACCAACTTTCTTAAGAAGCCAAGAGTAAAACGTAAGGGCGTTCATGCAAAGAGTAAGACAAGCAAAATAAAGTCGAGTAAAAATTATGTTAAAGTTTATACAAGACAAGGTAAATAAAATAAGTATGGCAAAGAAAAAAACAGTAAGCAAGACCTCACCTAAAGGCGGTAGACGTGGATGCCTATGCGAAGACGGAACGTATAAGGCAGAATGCTGTGATGGAACACTACAAGCGCAAGGTGTAGGAAGCACGGTAAATCAGGTTACAAGCAATGTCGTAAACACGAATACGGTAAGACAGATTAACTAAAAAATACAACAGAGTAAATAAGCAAAAGTTAATAAGATATGAAAACAAATGTATTAACACAAATTAAGCAGCTTCTTGGAATGGAAGTGAAGCTTGAAATGATGAAGCTTGCAGACGGAATGACAATGATTGAAGCTGATTCTTTTGAACCTGAAATGGCTGTAGTTATCGTAACTGAGGACGAGCAAAAAATCCCTTTGCCTGTAGGTGAGTACGAATTGGAAGATGGTCGTATTCTTGTTGTTGCAGTAGAAGGTATCATTGCAGAAATCAAAGAGAAAGAAGAAGAAGCTCCAGAGGTTGAAATCGAAGTAGAAGCACCTGAAGCACCTGTTGCTGAAGAAGAAGTTATGGCTGAAGCTGAAGTATCAAACCCTAAAAAGACAGTTGAATCTATCATTAAAGAAACATTCTTTAGCGAGATGGAAGCGTTAAAAGCTGAGAATGAAGAGTTAAAAGCTAAATTGGAAATGTTTTCAAAAGTTGAACCTACTACAGAAGTTACTACTGAAGAAACTACTGAAGATGTTAAGGTCGAACTTGAAGAGGTAAAGCCTATTACTTTTAACCCTGAGAAAGAAAATAAAGTGGAAGGATTCAAATTTGCTTCTAAAAGAGCGAGAACTACAATGGATTCTATCCTTGAAAAATTAAATAAATAAATATTAACTAATAAATTTTAAAAAAATGCCAACAACAACATCAATTACTACTACTTATGCTGGCGAGTTCGCAGGTAAGTACATTGCTGCGGCACTTTTGTCTGCACCAACTTTAGAGCAAGGTGGTTTAACTATTCACCCAAATGTTAAGTACAAGCAAGTTATCCAACGTGTTGCTACTGACGGAATCGTTAAGAACGCTACTTGTGATTTTGACGCTACTTCAACTTTAACTCTTACTGAAAGAGTATTGAATCCTGAAGAGTTCCAAGTTAACCTACAACTTTGTAAAAAAGACTTCCACCAAACATGGCAAGCAGCAGAAATGGGTTACGGAGCATTCGATGTTCTTCCTAAAT